CTCACCACCTGCTGCTTATCGCAGCAGATGCCAGCCTAACTTAGTTTTTGTCGAGTTAGGCACAACGACATGGTCTGGATCCGTTTCCGGACTTTGAAAGGAGGTAAGCAGACTTCGGAATAACCGTGTCCACCAATCGGGAAAGGCTGCTTTTCGCAGACCAACCCGAGGACCTTTCGCGCGGATCTCCGCGCACTGCAGCTCGATATTCCAACGTAAACGGAACCCCTCTGCTCTATTGAGCGAGTAGAGGCCGTACGGTGAACTTCGAGCTAGGCGGCAAAAATAGGAACTCTCTAACGTCCCGTATGGGAGCGGACCAATATTGGCCTCAATTAGAGAGTATATCGTGCCAGCCGTCAGCAAGTAGCCCTCCAATTCACATTGGTGAGCATACTTTACCCAAGCTGACCAGCCAGAGCCATCGCCCTCAGATGCAGGGAAGCGTTTCTTAAAGCGAAGAGGGGTGACCTCTCTGCCTGCAAAGGCAAAGACGCCACAACTTTCGCGAAAGAAACCGCGGAAAAATGACTTAGAGACGTTGACTTTTAGGCCAACGGACTCTAAAGCATCTATCGCTTCCCAAACAAAATGTGCTGAGACGATGATATCATCGCCGTACACATACACGGACCCCAACATATCCTGGTAAGGGATATCGGATTGCAGGCTGATAGCAGCCAAGCAGAGTGCATAAAAGACAATGCTTTGCACAGGAAAGCAGACAGCCGACCCCATAGGGGCAAACTTACGCATCCTATGAACCCGCCCGTCAGGGAGGGTAGTGCACTCTGACCGACTCGCTAGAAGAAATGTAAGGAATTCCGGGTTTCCCCGGAAGAGTTCCTTCACCAATTCAAGCGAGAGACGATCACTCGCAGCAGAAAGATCAAGAGTGGCCATACCTTTTGAGTGCCGTGAGGCCTCAAGGGCAAGTCTACCATTGATCTCCTGATCCGAGAAATTCACATACCCCTTCGTTAAGGGATGTGACTCGATCCTTTCAACCAGAAGGTCCATTTGGCCTTGCTGGATGAACATAACCTCAAGAGGTTCGGCGGAAATAATCCGCAAGGATGAGGCGTCTTTTGGAACCACGTGTATCTTAGCCGTTGGGAAGGCCTCGAGCTTTAGGCTCTGGACCCTCTTCAACTCAGATACAAGTGAATCCCAATCGGCAATCCACCGCGAGTGGTACTCGTGGTAAGGGTAAGAAGCATCGAGAGAAAGAAATAGACGCGAAAACGTCCACTTTTCTTCGAGCTTCTCCCCGCTAGCTACGGCACCAGGTCCGTGACGCGGAACAATGTTCTCCATGTCCACGCCATCGAACACACGTGTAATGATGCTGCGCGCTATTGAGATAATAGACGACAGCTTTTCATTATCACGCAAAGACTCTGATAAACTCGGAATCTTTGAATCCGTATCGATGAACTCATCCAGATACTGAGCCTTTAATTCCAATGGAGTAGAGGCTTCGTACTTGGACCAGGCCATCGTCAACTGAAGAAGGGCGCGAACAGCCTCGGAAAACCGAGGACTGTACTCGTCATTCTTCAGATGGCCGTCGTCAGTCATCAAGATCTCCCACAGCCCTTTAAAGAGCAATGGGAGTTTAGTTGAGCCAGGCTTACACTTAAAAGTGTGGTCTGGCATCACTCGTGACTCTAGGAGGGTGAGAAGACACTTACCGAGGTCTTTGAGGACCACGGATAAGAACTTCCAACCCTCGTGCTCGTAACGATCTTTGACCGTTACGATGTCACGGCTTGATAACGGAAGACCGGAGCGAATTAGGTCCGTGATAAGGGCAGTATGCAGGTCGATGGGGTCAAACCCATCCGGTCGGCTTTTCAAAGGCCCCTTACGGGAGCCTTTCCGATCATGACTCTTGGACATTGAACACCAACACCTTTCTGGGAGTTAGGACTCCTGGTTCATGATAGCAGCGAGGAAGGTGCTCGTCACCTCGATCCCCGCCATCGGATCCCCCGACGTGGAAGTCGGGGCAAGCTGATTCGGGAGACCGCAGACGACGGAGACACACTCGGCCACATGAGCGGGGAGAACAACTCCTACCCCAGTGATCGAGACCGACAGCGACGCAACCACTTTGTGGATGACGCCGTTGGGACCGACAAGTGCGATCTGGCGAGACATGACTGTCTTTCGGAGGTACTTGTCGGGGGCCGTCGCGGGATTACCCCGCGGCGACACGGTGATCAGGAGGGAGTCGGCGGGCCGATTGTTCGTGATCGTGTCTTGCGACACGTACTCGGCGGGCCCGTCGTAGCTACGACGGCGGAGCGTGAGAACGTTCTCGCCGTACGGAGCGATGTAATAGGTGTTCAACAGAGCCATGAAAACCTGCCTAGTGGCATATGCCACACTAAAGTGAGCGCTCGTTATCGAGTCGCTCCTACCGCGGCTAGAAGACTCAACTGTCGGATGTCTGGGAAGTTAAAATCCCAGAAGCTCACTGGTGGAAAACCCATGTAACGTTGGTATCGAGACAGATCAAACGAGCACAAATAACTTGATTGACCGTACGTCTCGATAAAGATGTAATACCTATACCAGCTTTTGCTGGACCAGGTAACATCTTTGAACGCCCACTCGGCATCATCTCCAAAAGAGAAGGTGTCAAGAAAGTCGCCAATGGGCAAGAAGTAGTCCACAGCCCAGCTAAAAGGGATCATTTCCCAGATAACCGATAGTGGCTTATTCAAGCCCCCAACGCCAGCAATTCCGCGGATAAGACCTTGCAAGTCGTCAAGCCAAGAAAACTCCTGTTTGACGTAAGCCGAACAGGCGAACTTGACTTGTCTCTGCACGCCTAACACCCGCACCCAGGCATCCCCTGAGGGAATGCCGTAGGTGAAGTTTAGGTCGATTGGCAGTTTCAATAAAGAGGATCGGTGGCCAATTTTGGTCCACTTCCCTTTATTGTTGCGAAACCAATCGAGTCTCTTGTTGATAGCATCCATCATCTTCAGAAACTTAGGGATATCAGCCAGTAAAGGCTGAAGGCCCATCTGATTCGTAAGATGAAGGGAGCTAGCAACATCACTCAACGACCGATCACCCGTATTACCGAGTGATTGCGCAAGATCCTTGATGTCCTTAATGGCACCAAGGAGCTTGGGCAGGTCCTGTAGTTCCCGAATGAAATTGAAAATATCAATTTCACGAGGAAACTGCGAAGTCATTACCGAAATGGCTTCTTTAGCCCACGGATTGACTTCGGACTGAGTGACCCGCTGAGTCAAGTGACCGTAGTTGGGGGGTATCCCCCCACCCAGCGGATAAGGCATGATTCCATGACCGTTCACGCTCAGTGTTGCTGTGCCTGCAAAATACGGGCCAGCAAAATTGATCGGGACGGAAATGGGATCATAACCACGAACCAACTGGATGTGATCTACGTCACAAGGCTGCACGAAGCGGCCACGGCTATCGGGCCACGTTAAGTGGTCCGACATTATTGACGCCGTGGACCGGGTAGGATTTAGACCGGCAGGTCCTTCGGTAGACCACCGTATGGGACCTCCATCGATCGTACTCCACCCGATCACCTCCCAGTTAAAAGGTGCTGTGTCTAACAACACACCCTTATTCCTGTCGAGAGACCGCATAATTCCTCCAGTGAGACCTCCCCAGTGG